CAAATTGTTTAGAAACTGCAACGGCATCTGAGATTCCGCCGAGAAAGTTAAATACGCCTTTTAAAAAGTTAAAGCTAAGAGCGAAGCCCTTCAGTGCTATTGTAGTCATTTTTATCCTCGTTTTTTCCGATTGAAATTTTACGAGGCCGCTTCTCTTCTGGAAGGATAACTTCAAGTCTGACAGTTAAAATTCCGTCCTGTAGATCTGCACCGTTTACTTCGGTATATTCCGACAGTCTAAATGACTTCCTCCAGTTTCTTGCACTAATACCCTTGTGAACATATTTCTCTTGTTCGCGTCTCGGTGGACGGTCACCTTTGATGACAAGGACATGATCCTTAACTTCAATATCAATATGTTCTTGTTTGAATCCAGCTACAGCGAGTTCAAGAGAGTATTTAAACTCTTCATCTTTTACTACGTTGTGTGGTGGGTATGTATCTTTCGCATGCTTGTGAATGTTCTCAAGCTGATCGAAAATGTGGTCGAAACCGATGAATCCGCTACGCGGATATACTAATCCAGTCATATGTACCTCCAATGACTTGCAAGGTTAATTAAGAGACCCGATTATTCGGCATCTCTACTATTATATATACGTTTATTTATTACCAATATTATATTTTGGACAAAGTTCCCAATCATTTTTTTCTTTAAAAGGAATGATTTTTATTTGTCTCATAGGAGCAAGAGGTTCAATTTTTTCTGTTGTATCGATACCTATTAGTCCCCAATCACTCATTAACTGAGCAATGGTGTTTCTACGTGCGATATCATTTTCCTCAAGATTAGATTTCTTACCATCAAGTAAGAATAGCTCTTTGAAGTGAACAATAAAATATCTACCTTGCTTATGCAAGATATGACACGATTGAAATAGTTTTTTATCTTTACGGGATGCAACACCAATGCGTGTTAGTGTCTCACGAACTTTTAAAAAATCATCTGGTTCGTTCAATGTTATTTCCAGCATTGACCCTGGCGTCCATTGGACTATTGTATTATTTTCTTCCACCTTTATAAACCCTTTTTTTCAACTCATTAATCTGATCAGATGTGAGAAGGGATAAGGCTTGGCGAGCTTTTTCATTACTATAACCATAATATTCCTTAACAACTTCCACGTCACTAACGGTTTCAGGTTTTATCCATTTGGAAAACCTTTTCCGCTTTCTGACTATATTTATAAGAAAGTCATATGCCATACGAGCATCTAGATGATGATGTCTGTTCATCTCATTTGCAATTACAACCGTATCAGCAAAGTAAGATAGACCACGATTTACCATAAAAGAGTTATAACCCTTTTCAGCAATATCATCGATCATGATATCTTTCTTGGTGTTGTTAATAGAATTTAAATATTCAAAAGGATTCATTATGACCTCTGTGCATATCGAAGAAAAGAATATACTGCAACACCAACCACAAGAACACTTGTAAGATTGTTTGTAAAAAATGCAGTAATCGAAGCAATCATTAAGGTTAGAACAAGAGAAGACATATCTCTTTTTAAATCTAAATCTGAAATTTCAGAATGCGGGTCATCTCTAAGCCATTCTTTTATCGCCATTGTTCTACACCGCCAACATAGTTATCATAGTCAATCGCTTCTTCTAGTTTTTTCTTAGTAAGATCAATAGTGTCACATTTATTGAGATGAGTTCTATTCCAGTAAAGTTGAGGTACAGTTTTATGACCTTCATTCTTAATAAACATAAGAGCATTTTTATTTTCTTTTATGTTCACCACTTGATAGGTGAATCCCCAGTCTTCAAGTTTTGTCTTCATCATATCACAATATGGACAAGCATTTTGTGTGTATAAAGTTAGTCTAATTGAATTGGACATTTGCCATAACCTCTGTAAGACATGCGACTACATTAAGTTCGTGGTCAGCCACGAACGCATTCTTGTATTGATAATCAGCAAGAATAATAACTAATTGTGGTATCGATTGTGGGCTGATAGCATCACTCATACGATCATATATAGCTCTAAAGATTGCAGATGCATCTGTATCTATATTATTTACAACCCATTGCCGCATCTTTTTGAAGTCTTTTGTTTTCAAATGAGAAAAAAGATCATCATAGTTTTTATCAGATACATTATGTAGAATAGAAGCTTCAATTCTTACACCGCCGGCAGAGTGGCGTTGTAACTCACCGAGTACTCTACGCCAGTCTGGAGCATATTTCATAATGAGATCAGCTAGTGCTGGAGCATCGAATAGTACTTCTTCTTTCTGTAAGATATTACCTACACGGGTCATGAAGTCACCACATAGTGCAACCATATCTTTCTTAGATGTATTAAATTCATATACACCACACCGAGAGTGGAGTGGTTCAATGATTCTGTTCTTGAAATTACAAGTAAGAATAAATCTACAGTTATTTGAAAACTCTTCTATGAATCCACGAAGAGCAGGCTGTGTAGATTGTGGATTAAGATAGTCTGCTTCATCAAGAATAACTACTTTGTAGCCACCTTGCAGAGATACGGTAGAAGCAAACTGCTTAATCTTAGTTCGAAGAGTGTCGATATTACCTTCTTCAGAACCATTAATAATAATGTAGTCAAGGTCAAGTGATTTACACAAAGCTTTGGCTACAGTTGTTTTTCCAAGTCCAGCAGTACCAGAGAAAAGCATGTTCTGCAATTCTCCGGTATCTACCATCTTCTGGAAGGTATTCTTCAGAGACTTTGGAAGTATCGTCTCTGAAATAGTTTGCGGGCGATATTTCTCGACCCATAAAAAGTCGTTTGACATTCACATAGTCCTTCATTATAAAAGTATATTATATCACATATAGGAAACAATGTAAAGACTTTTATTCATCCATTGCTCTTTCTTGTTGAATGCTTTCAACAGCTTGAATAACCTGTACAGCATCATCACGCAATTTGCCAATAGTCGAAAGCTCTTCACCTTTGATTGCTCCGCGTTGTGTCATTGCATCAACAACTGCTACACAGGAACGAGCAACAGAATTGCTCACTGTCATTAGATGATCATACTGATCGGGTTCTTTATTTTCTTTATTATCTTTACTCATTTACTTAAGCTCCGTAAGAAGATGTTTTTTCAAGTGCAATCCAATATTTCAAGTTTAGTTCTTTATTACTAAAGCAACTAATTAACTTAGATGAGATTTCTACATCATAGTCACCTGAAATAATTTTCAAGTTTGATATATTTAGAATGAAATTAAAGTTAGTGTTAGCGTCAAACTCACCGCTAATATCAATAGCATATGAATTTGAAGTAGAGTTTTGGTTATCAACAACCGAAAGTGTCAATGTACCATTATTATTTGAAATCAGCACTTCATCATGACCGAGCGTAGATGCCGCACGGCGAATTTTACTAAGTGTTTCATTGTCCAAGACAAACTTAACTTCGCCAGCTGGCATGTTAATATCTTTACTTGGTGTTGTTAAAGTTTCTTCGGGAGAGAAGAAGTACTTAATTTTAGAACGACCAGTCGAGTCACCAATAGTAACAAAGCCATCACTAAAATCTAAGTTAGGCGAATCTACAAGAGACAATGAACCAATAAATTCATTGAGGTCATAGATGCCAAAGTCTTGCGGAAAGTCTGCATCGACTACCGCTGTTGCTAAAACATTTCGCGCTTCGGTAATAGTACGAATAGTATTACCTTGTTTGATCAACATATTCTGATTTATACCAGAAAAGTTTTTCATAATAGATAGTGTATTTTCAGAGAGTTCCATAATCTACCTTCCAGTTGAGATTTTCAATTATTAATATTATACAACATTTTGATGGAATAGTCAAGCGGTTTTCATCACAGAAAAGTTCTTTTCTTTGACAAATTCGATTTTATTATTAAACTTACCGTCTAATATTTCGCCCTTATGTGAGATGACAAACACATTGGTATCATCACCTAGACTGTATAGAATTTTCATAAGGTTATCTACACCGTCATGATCAAGAGAAGAATCAAAAGTTTCATCTAAGACCAAAAGATTTGTTGCTACTGAATTCTTCATCTTAGCAATCTGGCGCCAAGTAAATAGCAGAGACAAGTCGATACGTTGTTTTTCGCCTTCGCTGAATGAATCATAAGTAAACTCATCACGATGGCGTGAACGAATAGTTTCTTGAAACGATTCGTCTAGGTTAAAATGGACAAAGAAGTCTAGTGTCTGTAGATACTGATTTACAAGGTTGTTCATTACAGGAAGATACTGCTTGATGATTTTAGTTTTAATACCAGTATCTTTCAGCATCTCATGAATAACTAAGTTATAACTGCTCTGTTCTGACAAAGTTAACCTATGCTCCATCATATCATTTTTTTGTTTATTGTAATCAGATAGATCTTCTTTAGCTTTATTTAAATCAACAGACACTTCTTTATCTAAGAATTTTTGAGATTCTCCAATATCTTTTTGGAGTTTTGAAATCTCTTGCGAGTTGGAAGTGAGTTGATGTACCCGATCTCGAAGCGTTGAAAGTGTGCCAGTCTGTTCTTTAATCTCCGATTCCACTCCCTGGCCTTCAACTCCAATTTCCTTGAGCGTTGCTTTCCCGCTATTCTGAGATTCTTTTTCTGTCCGTAAAATCTCATGTTTATGGCCGTCTGAAATGGTTTGGTCGCATACGGGACACGCCTCATTCTCTTCGAAAAAGGTGATGCGCTTGCCGATGTCGCTGAGGCGCGTTTGCCTATCTTGACTTCTGAGAAGTAAGTCCTGCTTCCTATCTTGTAAAGATCCTAACCTTGTTTCGGCTTCAGA